AGATCTGAAATAATTTTTGTATCTTTGCTCACGGCTTTGAAGTTTTATCTTTATTGTTTAGCGATTATAAAGATACTCATTTTCTGTGAGTTATACAAACTTCAGAGCCTTTTTTATTCCAAAATTACGTTAAATCACGTTTGTGAATTTTCACTTGCGAAACTTTAGTAAATGATTGATTTATGAATTTCAAAGCAAAGTTAAACAAAGTTCTCGAGAAACTTGGTTTCGTCAAGAAGTTCGAGAATAAGAGCCTTACCGCAGATGAGTATAAGGCTCTTTGCGAGGCGTATCAGAAAGAGTACCAGAGTACTCTCATGGATGACCTCGCTGCGGAGAATAGTGCAGCCGAGCAGGCTGAGCATCAGAAGCAGATCAATGAGCTCTATGCCATCGTATCTAAAGCAAACAAGTCAAAGGATGATGATCCTGACGATGATAAAGGCAACGAAGACGATGATGATGCAGGAAAGAAGAACGAGAACAGTCAGAATGTTTCGTTCGAGAAACTCTCTACAGCTGTCAACACTCTCACTGAGAATATGAAGAAGATGGCTAATAGTACAGCAGATGACAAACCTGCTGCTCATGTTACTGCTCCTTCTATTCCTATTAACGGTTTCGAAACTAACGCTAACTACCTTTTCGGTATCGAGCATTCTATGTTCGATATGAAAAAGCGCTGGAACCGCATTGTCGCTAATCCTGAGATAGCTTTAGCGTCAACGCCAAACGAGGAGACAGACGGCAAGGCATTCCGTACCGAAGCGATGGCGTTCGCGAGATCACTCCAGGAACGCTACAAGTATCACCAGGTACGCAACGAGCTCGGTAACGTCAAAGCTCTCGCTTCCGGCCAATTCTCTACTAATTACTCAGGCGTGGATAATGCAGGACTGGGCGACCAGTTCGTAATCCTTCGCCAGGATGCGCTTATTGCCCGAATCCTTGAGCTTCGTAATCTTACAGAGTTCTTCCCTGTTCGTTATGGTGTCCAGGACCGCGACATTCTCTTTAACGCATTCTTCGACGAGGTATCTCAGGGCTACCAGGAAGGTGAGATCTACAAGGGTGGCATGCAGCTCGAAAACGAGATGGGCTATGTTGATGACGCTATGATTAAGGTTAAGTTCGGCCCAATGAAGGAACTTGAGCGCAAGTATATCGCTTATCTCAACAAGGAAGGCTCTGATCCTATCAAGTGGTCTATGGTTGAATTCTGTCTCCTCAACCTACTGAAGAAGGCTCAGGACGAGCAGAACCAGCGTCGTATGCGTGGTATTTATGTAAAGCCAGAGACAGGTCAGGCATCAAGCTACCTAAATGCAGGTACAGGTATCTGGTACACATTGCTCCGTTACATCCATGACTACAGCATTAAGCCATTTGCCAATAAGAGCTACAATACTTATACTTCAGCTAATATGCTGGATGCGGTTAAGGAGTTCATTACCGACGTTAAGACTCACCTCTCTGAGGGCATGACCATCGATAACCATGTTCTCTATCTCAACGAGAACCATATTGACTGGTGGCTTGCTAACTGCCGCGAGACTTACGGCAAGGATCAGGACTTCACCGGTCCTAATGGCTACAAGAACCGTGTTCCAGACTCTACCATTCAGATTAAGTGGCTCCCATATGAGGGTAAGTCTTGCTGGATGTTCATGGACGTCCCTGGCAATATACAGTTTGTAGAGAACCTACCTGGTGAGATGTTCGCCGTAAAGATGGAGGAGCAGATGGAGATGGTTCGTGCCTGGAGTACATGGAAAGAAGGTTGTGGCGCAGCCTTTACCGGTCGCAAGTTCGACAATAAGGCTGCCATGGATGCCAACGATTACGAATTCCAGCAGATCTTTACCAACCTCCCTGCAACTGTCATCGGCGCAGAAATTAACGGTGCAAACGGCTTCTGGCAGATTACAGATGCTACTACTACAGCAACCGCTATCGAGGATATCACGAATGCGAAGGCTGGCGTAGCTTACTGCATCGAGATAGGTGAGGATGATACTAAACATCAGCTTACCATTGCCAAGAGCGGCAAGTTTGCAAACATTACCGCAGAATGGACTCCTAGCCAGGCTGGCGACTACATCATGGTTATTCTCGGTAAGGACGAGAAGTTCCGTGAGCTCGAACGTCGCGTAGGTGGCAAGCGAACCATTAACAAGGCTGTTCAGCCTAATGTTCCTGGTGGCCGTTAGTCCTTATTATATATATATTGTTAACTCGTAGGTGGGGTACGGCGTACCTAGCCTACATTTTCAGAAAAAATTATGAAGAAAAACAATATTCCAGTACGTTCTCGTACTTATAACCCTAACAAGGGTTATCATTATGCCCAGCATAAGGGCCGTCTTCTCTTCATGACGATCATTATGCTGCTCGGCATCGTTTCACTTCTGCAGATGTTAGCTGATCCTACATCTACCTTCGGTATAGGTGGCACAGGAGTCTCTATGGCTTCGTTCGTTGCGCTGACCTCTATAGAAGATGTAACAGACCGAGATACGCATGGTTCTGCAATCGCTTACCAGGTAGTATTGGTTCCTACGACTTTAATTGACCTGTCGAAGGCCTTCCCTCAGCCGGATAAAGACCGTATGGTCAAGGCAATGCCGTTTAAGACGGCTGCTGCCGACACTTTAAAGGCATTTCTCTTCGATGCTCATGATATTCCTACGTTCACGGCTACGACAGAGAAGGGAGATATTACGACATCTGGCGAGAATAACCTGGTAATCATTATGGGTGGTACTCGCGTGGATCTCTATAACTTCATCGAGCAGTATGCTGGTGGTAAGTTTATCATTCTCTACAAGCATGTAAAGGAAACCCAATGGTATATCGTCGGCGAACCTGAGCGCCCTATGATTCTCAACAATACAGAGACTAAGGATGATAAGGATGGCCGATACACCACCTTTACTTTCAAACGTACATCTGTAGACCTTCCTTGCCTGTATGCTGAGGATCCTCTTGGTGTGACAGCTGTCGAGGCTGCTGCTCATTCAGATACATCTGCTGGTGCAAAACCGGTTGCTTCAGGTTCTTCAACCGGTAAGTAAGACTGCAGCTTCTTAATGTTTTCATTTTATTTAATTATTGATTAATTTTAAAGGTGTGTCGCCACAAGAGGTGGCGCACCTTTTATAATATATATAAGGTATGATTAGTAGAAGAGAAAAATTACAATTATTCAACAAGCTTCGAGGTACTGTTCACGCTGAAGCCGACCTTGCTCTACTGGAGGATGCGAACCCTCGCCATCCTAAACTTACTCGTTTTGCCCGTGATCCGAAACGGTATGCAGACGAAATACTCTACGCCCTTTTGGATGAGTGCGATGAAGCGGATATCGTAGATCATCGAATCTATTTCGAGAAGTTGAATGAAAATATTGACGATACAATAGCCAATGATGAGCAGGGACCGGAAGACGGTTCAAGTAATACTTCAACAGAAGGAAATCAGATACCTGATGATGGTTCAAGTAATACTTCAACAGAAGGAAATCAGATACCTGATGATGGTTCAAGTAACACTTCAACCGAAGGAGAACAGGGACCGGAAGGCGGTTCAAGTGATACTTCAGCTGAAGAAGAACAGATACCTGCAGATGGCTTAAGTAATACTTCAACCGAAGAAGAGACTCCTGAAGGTAAAAGTCAGCAGGAACCAGAACAGCCTGATGCAGCCGACCATGGCGAGGACTCAAAAAAAAAGTAGTTCAAAAGGAAGAGGAATATCCTAACATAGATTGGGATAACCTCTATAACGAGGACGTGCAGATGGCGACCGTCATTTATAACGACCGCATCAACACATGGCGCAAGATGAAGAAACTCGACGAACTCCTGGATAAGAAACCGAAGGCGAATGATGTGGCTGCCATGGCGGAACTCCGCATCCGTAACCTTCAGGCATTCGACGAACTGAAGGCGTACAACGATACCGGCAAGTTCCTGTATAAGCATCCGTTGCTGAGGGGCAAGTCTGAATTCAATGAACTCGTGAAGCTCTTCAAAAAGGATCCAGCCGAGTTTCTTCATAAGCATAAAAACGTGCTCGATAATATCAAGCGCTACAAGAGCTACATTAAAAGAGATGATCGCAAGGATAAACGTGCCAGCGACCGTGAGAACCTCCAACGCCATCAGGAACGTGAACGTATGTTTAAGATGGTAATGGAGCAGTATAGTGACAAATCAGACAAATCGGATAGATAAGATGGATAAGGCGGAATTAAAGAAGATTGCAGAAACCTGCGTCTCGATGGTGAAGAACGGATGTGTACTAGAGCAGGCTCAACTCAAGGCTGATGAAAAGATAGCCGAGCTGGCAGCAAACGGCGACCTCGATGCCATCAAACTACTGAATGAGCGGATGCAGGATCGCGAAGAACTGAAACTTAGAATGAAGTTGTTTGGCGTATGAAAAGCGAGATAGAAAAACTTGAGAGTGTTCATCCGGACCTTATTACCACCTTCCTGACTACAGGCGACGGTGAAGGCATTCCAGAGGATGTGCAGACATTCTTGAAGCAGCTACAATGGGCTGTCGAAATTTATGAATATGAGCGCAACATTACCCGTGGCGCTCGTAAGCTCAGAGAACGTATTGCTTCCCAGCAGAAGATAACCCTCGATGTGCGCACCTGTATGACTCGTATCAATCAGGCAATATCTTACTTTAATGTAGATTGCAATGTGGCCATAAAAGTCTGGGAGAATGATTTTGCCAACAAGTACGAGGACCTTGCCAAGCTCTGTTCTGCCAAACGTGATTACAAGATGCAGAAAGCCTGTATGGATCAAGCTCTGGAATGCCGCAGACGTGCGTCCGAGCAGGCAGAGGCAGATAGAGATCTCGGAGTTGTGTTCCTCATTACTCCAGAGGTTACCCCAGAAGAGCTAGGTTTTCAGAAAAAGAGTCTTAAAGAAATTGCCGGCAAGTACAACCGCGGTTTTTATATATCTCTCATCGATGGCTTACCTATCGAGAGTTCAGAGAAGAAACGATTGCTTCGTGATGCTGATATTCAAGAAGCGGAAATAGTGGAGGATTTGAGCGATGAGCCAACTGATTTTGAATGATAATGCCATCGGTGAATTCGAGCATTACTACATGAACAACATGCAGCTGCTTGCCAACATCATCGACCCCAACATGCTTTTTGCCGAGGTTGCCCGTGCCGGAGGTAAGACCGAAGGTGTGACGGGTCCTCGCCTGATACGTGTTGCCAACGATATGCCAGGAGAGCTTTCTTTCCTGGTGCACAAGACGTATGTGGCGCTGATGACCAACGTCTGGCCAAACATACAGGCATACTTCTCGCGACAGGTAGTAGTGAACGGACAGCAGCGCTCCATGCTGGAATATGGTATTGATTATGTAGTAGGAGAGAGCACTCTGCCTTCCCACTTCCGGAAACCTCGATATCCGATAGCCTATGCTAAGCATAGCGTGATATTCAGGAATGGCGCTCACCTTCAGCTCGTATCAAGCGACCAGCCGGAATCCGTTGCCGGTAGAAATGCCGTGCACGCATTCGTGGAGGAGATGAAGCATAATAGTGGAGAAAAACTCAAAACCCGTCTGTTCCCATCCTTACGTGGAGGTCCAGCAAATGTGCGCTGTTCTGCTTATTATGAAGGTGTTACGGGTGTGAGTGATACGGCTCGCGTCGACCTCGGCGAAGATGACTGGTTTGAGGACTATGAAAAGAAGGTGAACCCGAAACTTATCGAGGAGATTGCAACCGTTGCCCTGGAAGTTAACAGAAGTCTCTACCGCCTGTTTGTGCTCAAGCAGCAGGAACGAGACTCAAAAGACCCTGTTCTTCTGGAGAAGATGCGCCTTGAGTCTGTTAAGCTCAATGCCTTCGTGGCGAGATGGAAACCTCGTCTGGCAGATATGAGGCGCAATGCCATCTACTATATCCGCGCATCCTCTTTCTGCAACAAGGATATCCTGGGACCGAAGTTCTTCAAGACGCAGCTCGATACCCTTGATATCGACGAGTTCCTCACGGCCATCTGTGCCATCCGCCACAAGGAGGTAACCAATAAGTTCTTTATCAACTACGACCACGCAAAGCATCAGTTCAAGGATAGCTATAAGTATGAGTCCATTCTTCGCCTGAACCTGAAGGATAGGTTTATCCTTACGGCAGAGTATCTTCTACATTACGACCCTAATGAACCGCTCTACATGGGCTATGACCCTGGCAACTTCCAGTCGCTCATCGTTGCCCAGAAGAAAGATTACGGCAGACGTCTCGACATCATCAAGGAGTTCTTTGCCTTCTTGCCCAAGGATTACAACGACCTCGTGGCAGAGGTGCATCAGTTCTTCGGATCTGCGGCCGTCAATAAGACCATCTATCTCTATCCTGACCGTGCCGGTAACAAGCGCAGGGAGGAGCGGGAACAGATAACTACCGACTCACTCAACCTGAAGGCTGCCCTGGAGTCGTATGGCTTCATGGTGATACTTTATAACGAAGATGCGCCAACGATATACCATTGGCAGCAGTTCAAGCTCTGCCAGATGCTCTTTGGTGAACGCAGTCCGCTCCTTCCTGTCATCCGTATCGACGAGAACGAGTGCAAGAACCTCTGTTCCGCAATCATGGTATCCCCTTTGAAAAAAACGGATGGTAAAATAGAGCTAGACAAGAGCTCAGAGAAGAAACAGCAACTGAAGAATCAGGCAGGACTCACCACGCAGCTGCCTTCTGCGATGATTTACCTACTTTACGGCCTTTATTCTGATGCCGTGAAGGCGGAATTAAGTACATATCCTACCGATTTACCGGACAATTTCGAGATATAAACGCAGGATAATGCTGCATTTCTGCAGTAATAATTTTCACGGGCGTATCAATAATTTACGGAAAATGAAAGGGTATAAATGCTAAAATGCTGATAATCAGCCCAAGCGGACCGGCTGGGAGAAAAACTCCCAAAAACACCTCACCCAAACGTGCACGCACCGCTGGGAAGGGAAAGAGAGGTGCAGGCCTTACGTTTCTCGGAAATATGACGGGGAACAGGTGCAGCCGGTCTTTTGCAGGGCAATAATTTTTCACTATCTTCGCATCATTATGAGCAAGACAAGTAAGAACATCATCATGGATGGCATCACGGCACTCCAGTGGGCCAGAGAGATCAGTAAGCTGCCGGATGGGGAGTTCACCCTGGTTTTCTTTCCTTACTCAAGGTCGAGAGGCGAGGCGAGCGCAAAGCTTCAGCTACGCCGGCATTGTAAGTATCGAACTCAGTTGCCGAAGGAACGTTTCGCCATCGATGGAGAGAACTACCTTCTCTATACAGACGAAGATGGAGAGCCAAAGATGTGTTACCGGATACTCATCAGGTACATGGGCTTTCCTCAAGATGGATACAAACTTCACAAAATAAATTGGTTATAATTGGTTATGAAAGAATACGAAATTGATATGTATGGCAACGCCGGCATCTACCTTGCCGATGGCAATACCTTCACCTTCCAGCTAGGTGAAGGCGACTCCATCTTTGGTGCAGACCAGCTCTTCCAGTCGCCACTCCTGGAGTCTCCATTCGGTGGCACGCTCTGGATGCAGCAGCATCACTATCTGGGCATACAGGGATATCAGGTGTTGATGCGTGGCTACAACAACCAGCAATGCGACGAAGTGACCAAGGAGATCAAGGAGAACCGACTGCTCCCTCGTCTCTACTCTAAGGAGATCAAGATGCTCTATGGTCACGGACTCGCCGTATATAGGCAGGCCATCGAGGACGGTAAACTGGTACGCAAGTACGAAGAACACCCCGAGGTGATGGAATGGCTTGACTCCTGGAGTTCACGCGGCATCCCTTCAGTTGAGGAGTTCTGCAAGACGTGCATCAAGAACTTCTATTACTTTGGAGACTTCTTCGTGAAGTGGCGCTTTACCCGAGGCAAGGTGATAGGTATGGGTAAGCCGGTTGCTGCGCTTGAGGCGATGGAGAACCGTTACTGCAGATTGGCAACTACCCGACAGGATGTTGCTTCAGAATTGATTTCATACGGCGACTTCAAACAGGTTGTAGTAGGGCGATTCTCCTATGGCTTATCGAGTTACTCGGTTTATCCGAAGTTCAGCTTTAACGAAGTTGACAACTACCGTTATGCTGCGATCTCTCATCACAGAGAGAAATCGGTAGACGAATTCTACGGCGCCAACGAGACGCATCAGGGAGCTCGTCCGTACATCCAAGGTAGTAACAAGACAGCCCGATACATTAACAGTTTTCTGAAAAACTCGCTTGCTGCGAAGGTGCATGTCATTATTCCTAATGCCTGGATCCAGAGCAAGCGCACCCAGATGACCAAGCTCTGCGAGGAGAATAAGCGACGCAAGGCGAAGGGCATGGAACTGCTGAAGTATAACGGTATCGATATCGGTACAGACTTCAAGGAGTCGTGCATGGTCCGGTATGTTCGTGACGAGGTACGCAAGTTTAGCACTTATTTGTCAGGTGCAGACAACCAGGGCAAAGGGTTTTCTTCTATCTCCTTCATGGATGCCCAGGGTCACGAACAGTCGTGGAAGGTGGAGACCATCGACCTCAAGTATAAGGAATATATCGAGGCACTCATCTCCTACGACAAGCGCACCGAGCAAGCCCTCCTTTCTTCCGTAGGTCTCGATGCAGCCATATCTGCAGTAGATAAGGATGGCGTCATCTCGAAGAGTGGAAGTGATACCTATTATAATTATCTCATCTACATCATGTCGCTCACCTCAGAGGACGAAGTCTGCGCAGAACCGCTCAACTGGGCGTTGCGCATGAACTTCCCGGAACTCTACAAGCAGGGCTGCAGGCTAGGGTTCTACCGCGAGGTTCCACAACGGCAGGAAGATATAACACCATCCCAACGACTTAACCAACAGCAGGCATGAATAAGAAATTTCAACTCAATCAACTCTTCGCCAGTTATGCGCAGTTCTGCAACTGCGCACCTGGTGCAGATACAAGCGCCGACTTCGACAGCCTTCAGGGCTCTGCCGTAGCCGCACGCAAGCGTATTGTTGCCATCATCGGCAACAATACGTTCTCTGATATTGTGAGCATCGAAGAAGAAGAGAGTGGCATCAAGGATTTTCTCCGTGCTGCCATGGCGAACCTCACGTTAGCTACTCAGATTATCTTCGATGCCGTGAACCGAAGAAAGAACGATATCAATCTCTACAAGTACGAGATGGAAGGCATGAAGCGTTCCTATATGGAGAACTACTTTAATGCGATGGATTCGTTGATTTCTGAACTTACTGAAGAGATAAGTGATGATGATCCTTCCGATATCCGTCTTGCCATGGAAGACTGGCGCAAGACAAATTACTACAAGATGCTCAGCAAGCTGAAGGTGGTTACTGCCGATGAATTCGATGAAATTTATACTATCGACCTCTCGTATCTCTTCTTTTTCCGTTGTGTTCCTCTCCAGAAAGAGGTGCTCGATGAAAGCATAGGCGCCTATTTCGACCGATTAGAACAGGGAGGAGAAGACCAGACGTTTGCTGAGTTTGCCCAGAAGGCGCTGCCTATGCTCAAGCGTGCTCTGGTGAAGAAGACCGTGGCGAAGGCTCTCAGACGTTTTGATATCCTGGAGTTCCCTGCCACCATCCGCAACCTCTTCGATGACAATACCGCCACCCGCTCAGGCAGCGACGAAGCAAGCCGTGCGCTGCAGCTCGCCACACAGCTAGATGGGGAGGTGGAAGATCTGCTGCATAATGTGGATATGCTCCTCGATGCTCAGGAAGGAAACGATTTTCTTTCCTTCTCTGCCGAGAACCGTCCGGACGACAATATGTATTTAATGCCATAAGCTTATGAAAAAGACGATAACCGTAAGAGCAAACGGAATAGAGCATGAAATTCCGAACTCGTGGGAACTACTCACTTCTGACCAATATCTGAAGCTGGTGGAGCTGCTTTCTCTTATGGAGAGTGGGCAGTTTTCCCCAGGCGCCGTGAAATGTCTGTTCCTCTGCTACATGAATGGATGGAACCTGAACAAGATTAAGCGCGATGAGCGAACTCTGGAGAACTTCATGTCTATAGCCAGTCAGCTCTCGTTCATCTTCCAGGAAAAAGATGATAAGTTCGTGCTCGATCTCTGTTTCTGCCGGCAGCAGTTGCCGATTATCTTTATCGACAAGAAAGCCTATTATGGTTACGAGGTCAATACAGACTTCCAGTCGCTCACCTGTTCGCTCACGGCCCTTCAGTATATCGAGGCGCGACAGCTGCTCGATATGGGCGAGGAAAGTCTTCCTCTGCTGGCTGCGATACTCTACTTCGACAAGGGAGTATATTCCTCGGAAGAGGCGCAGAAACTCGCTCTGAAGTTCAAGAAACTGCCTGTCAACACACTCCGGGCGATAGCTTTGAACTTTACTGCAGTAAATAATTTCCTCTTCTCGAAGACTGAATTCTCCCTGCTCACCAAGTTTGTACCTAAGGAGGGCAGCAGTATTACTACCGATGCAACCGATGCACTCTACGATCTCTCCAAGGATGGACTGGGTAATGCCCGTCAGGTAGAACAGCTGAACGTGCTTACCTATCTCCGCATTCTCAGGAAGAAGACCATCGAGGGAGTAAAGAGCCTGAAGGCTACCGGTATGGAGTTGGCCAAGATAGCAGACGAGGTAGGGTTACCTCTGGAGATAGTTAAAAAGATTATATAACTAAGGCAGGGAAACAACCTCTCTGTGACAAAAATATAAAAGCCTATGTTATTGGATTTATTCGAATATTTTGCCAAGTTTCCTGCTACTGCAGGAGTTACGAAGGGTATTGCCAACAAGGGCGAGAGCAGTATGGAAGAATATGCTACCGTGCTCAAGGTAATCAAGGAGATGCCCGAGAAAGAACTGGTTCCGGAGATAGAAAACTATGTTTACGGCCAGTCGTTCGACGAACTGAAGCAACGCATCGATAAGCTTACCGGTTCCTTCCTGTTCGTAGATTACGGAGAAGTGGATATGCAGAGCGATGGGCGCCGGAGTTTCCAATGTACCCAGCGTATAGCCGTAACTGTAGCGATGAAGTTATCTGCTCATGCCGATATGCTCGAACGAGTCATAGCCAACGACCGCACCCTTCAGATGCTTTCGAAGGTCCATGCCCGTATCTTGGCAGATGTGGAGACAGAAGGTCTCTACTGGATGGACCGGGAGAGTATTACTACCTGCGAGATCATTCCGTTCGTATCTGCAGAACTCCAGAGCTACGGCTGGACCCTCATGCTATCTGCCACAGGTGCAGATATCCTCGATGTTCACCGGATGTCGCGAGAGATGGCACGCTAGCGTCCTTTGCGGTTCCGGAATATTTGCGTAATTTTGCAATGTCTAAAAAACATAAGGCCGAAATGTTATGAAACAATATAAACGAAATATACCGATGATAGCAATCACCTCGCTCCCTCTGACCGCTGTGTCGGAAGGGTTCCAGTATGTGTATCAGGATTGGGAATTCGCCAAGTGGATAGCGATAGCCGTCTCTATCGATACCTTCCTGGGTGTGTGGAAACATCTTATCCATAAGGATGCGTCTAGCGAATCCTTCTTCTCCAGGTTCTCACGGAAGATTGTAATCTACATCTTCCTGATGATCCTGAGTAATTTTGCAAGTCATGCCACCGTAGAGGGCTCTACAGTTGGCGCGATGCAATGGATAGGAACCTATATCTGCGTGTTCATGATGGTGCGCGAGATATTCTCCATTATAGAAAACATACAGGCTATATACCCGATATTTCCGAGGAACTTCGTAAAGCACATGAAGGACTTCAACGACAAGGGAGATTACATCGGCGGCGGGCCCATCAATTTTTCAGAAAAAGATGCGCCCGATGATGCATCATAGGTATACATTATTATAATATATATAAAGGTATGGCAAGTAAAACTCAATTAGCCTTCGCCCGTCAGGTGTATGCTGCGGCCGTGGAGGCAAAAACAGAAATAGATCCTGCCTTCGTTACTGCCCAGGCTATGCTTGAGACAGGATGGGGTTCCAGGGTTATCGGTAAGGCTAACCTCTTCGGTATTACCAAGGGCAGCCAATGGGACGGAGATATCGTCATGGTGAAGACTCACGAATACTTCAAGACTCCTAACCAGAAGTTCAAGGCGCCAGACTGCATCGTCTCCGTGTGCAAGGTAGCAGGCAAAAATCTCTGGTATTATACCGTGATGCGTGCCTTCAAGGATTTCGACTCCGTAGGCGACTGCCTGAAGGAACATGAACGTCTCTTCCAGAAGTCGGGCTATAAGGATGCCTGGCCATACCGCAAGGACCCGTTCAAGTTTGCCCAGAAGATATGCGACGCGGTAGGGTGCAAGTACGCTACAGATCCTACGTACCTCACCACCATTACCTCGATTATCAAGACGATCCAACGGAAGTGTGTATAAGTTTTAAGTGTTTTGTTGTTATTTGTTGTAAGTTGTGAATAGGTTTATAGGTTTTATTAAGGTTATTTTTCTAGTGCTGATTCCGCTCGCCCTGGTTGTGGCATTCAAGGAGTGTCACGACCTCCGGGGCGAGTCGGAGCGCACGAAAGTGAATCAGGATATCCTCCTTCACAACGGCAGGGTAGAGATAGGACGGACGCAGTCAGGCAGGCCAAGAGCTTCCGTGCCAGCCATCACGTTGAAGACGTCTGACCTAAAGCGTACCCCGGACTCTCTCCTTGCCGTTAACAGGAAGGAACTCAAGATAAAGAACAGCCGGATCATGGCGGCAGCTACAACCTCTACCACCACCAAGGTAGACGTGAAGGTAGCCATCCGGCCGGTTCCTCACGATACATGCAGTCGAAGTCTTTCCGGTCTTTACCGACCTCCCGACGTCTCGCAGGTTTCCTGGAGCGATCCATGGATAACCCTGCGGGGCGATATCGAGGGCGACAGCATGCAGGTGCATATCGAGAGTCGCGATACCCTCCAGATGGTTGTTCATCGTGTGCCGAAGAAGTTCCTCTTCTTCCGCTATGGGACCAAGGGTGTGCGCATGGAGGTGGTAAGTCAGAACCCGCACTCCCGGCTCTCTTATCCCAGGATTATCATGTTTAAGAAATAGTTTAAGTGTTTATAGGTATGTATAGTTAGGCTGAATTTTATATTAGATGTATCTTTTTTATACTCATGATTATTAGTTACAGTTATGATCTTCTAACATGGCACAGGTGTGTGTTCTAATTCTCATAAAGAAATCTATCGTTCTTGTTTAATAGTACGGTATTTCAAGTTTACAAAGTTATCAAAAAGCCCCGGTGCGAGATGCATCGGGGCTTTTTCTTGCTGTTTTCTGAAAATAATCAGCAAAATGTTTGATGGTTTCAAAGAAAAGTGCTATCTTTGCAGGCGGAATGAAGAAATAAACGATAGCTATTCGTAGGCAGGGCATGGTTTACGTGTGGCAACAGTTATAAGATGCAACTCGCTAACATGTGGCTCGTGCTGAAGGAATGCCCTCCGGATGCACGGGCCCTTTTTTATGATTATGAAACCAAACTACGATGAGGATGGTTGGCCAGAGGATCCGAACAGTTATCCGGATACATCAAGTCACGGGGAGAACCCCGAGAGAAGATAAGGCCAGCATGATGACCGTAGTCGTTGCACTCACTATTACCGAGGCGATGATTGCGGTCATCGCTCGTTTTACGTGGCGGTTTCTTCTGTTAAGACAGGCGCGGTTATGCTCTGTGGCTTTGAGAGTACGCCTGATGGATGATATCACGAGATGATGCAGGTATTCATCGTTTGCCTTTCCTTCATTCTGCAGACCCTTGTTCATGGCCACATCTACGAGATCGTCTCTCAGCATCATGGCGGCATCATCGCCCGATGCCATGAAGTCGTGTACCCACATCACCTTGCAGAACAGGATAAGCAACGCCGTTCCGGTTCCCACCCATAGAGGGAGAGTGATGGCTATCAGCATTATGGTCATCTTTTCCGTGGCAAGGAAAGCCGTGAGTGCCATGAATACCGTCATGATGAAGCCTGCCAGCGTATAGTTGCGGTCTGTTGATTTGCGGTACTGCTCCAGGATGCTGCTGGCTCTCTGGTCTGCCCGTTCCAGCGCAAATCTGGCAAGCTCCATGCTGGCAAAGGATGCTGCCTTGTTACTTATTATCTTTTCCATACCTTATATATATTAATAGGTGAAACATTTCTTTTCTGCAAAGATACACTTTTTCCGCTTATTTCCCGTATCAAAACGTTAAAAATGAGTTAAACATAAAAGAAAGTTTATGTTTTATTTGGTCATTAAAAGAATTTTATGTAACTTTGCATCGTGAATAGATAACTAGATGTTTAACAATTAAATTTTAAGCGTATGACACAAAAAGAGTTAGAGCAAGAAATTAAAAGAAAGGAAGACGAAATCAAGGCTCTTCTCGAACTGAAAGACTTGGTCTTCGATTATGAGAGACAGATTGATTTGAGACTCGCAGACCTTTCTAAGCTTTACAAGCAGAGAAAAAACTAAAAAGTCCTCCCCTAAGGGGGAGGTTCTTTAAACAATATAAATATTAAGAATATGGAGAATATTAAAGAATTAATGGCAGAGTACATGGCATTGGCTAGCAAGCAGGATGCCAAGAGCAAAGAGCGCAGAGACGAGATTCATCGCTATCTCAGCGCAAATGCTACAGAGGAGGATAAGAGATATATTAGTGAGGTGGTTGTCGATAGAGTCGCAAACCTGAAGCTGGAGGTGGCCACTTTGCGTGAGCAGCTTGCAGAGGCAGATTATAAATTGCTTCCACTTCGATACATCGCACAGAAATATTTCGGCAAAAGCGCTGCATGGCTCTCTCAGCGTCTCAATGGCTCAGAGGTTCGTGGTCATGTTTATACGCTCAATTCCGAGCAGAAAGATATTTTCAATCGTGCCGTCCAGGAGATTGGACAACGCATTAGCTCTTTGCAGTTAGCATAGGGTTATCTATTCACACAATCACCCCGACACGGTTCCGTGCCGGGGCTTTTCATTCCCATTTTTAAGTTTTTTGTGTTAAATACCCGCTTTCGTTTGTTCTGTTCAGAAAATAATAGTATATTTGCACCGTGAGAATTAGTAACAGAACGCGGACACTCAAAAATAAGGAAGATATGAGAATACTTAATAATTTACTGGAAGGGTTGATCAGCTTGGGAAGACTGGGCGGAGACAACAGCCTGTTCAACGATTATCTGAAGGGCGATAATGCTTCAGATCTGAGAAAGGACTGGGAGGCCATCGGTAATGACATGAGAAAGGTTATGAACTTAAAGCAGAAGTCGGCTTATGTCAGATAAGAAAGAATGTAGCGGAGAGATGATTCCTGCCAATATCAACGATATCCTGGAGGAGCTTCCTGAAGACAAGCGGAAGGTGATTGTTTCTACGATGCTTGCCATTGAGGAGCGGTCGTACAGCGGACCTCTTCCTTCGCCCGAAGATTTCAAGGCATACGAGCAGACGCTGAAGGGTTCCACCGACCGCATCATGTCGATGACCGAGAAACAGGTAGATCATCGCATCGATATGGAGAAGACCATTGTGAAGAAGAAGTTTTTCCAGAGCACGCTGGGGCAGGTTCTTGCCACCATACTCATCCTCTTCTTCGGGTTTATATCCTATAGCCTTGCCATGAATGGCCATGATACCGTGGCCGGCATTATAGGCGTAACCACCGTAATAGGTCTTGCTGTGGTATTCGTATTGAATAAGATTCCGCCGATTTATCAGAAAGGCGAACAATAACATATCAGCCCCGATGCATCTCGCATCGGGGCTTTTTCATTCCCCAAACCCCTCATTTTTATGCTCTACAGCATATTTAAGTGTTAATTATTCTCATCGTGTGAAAATTTCCCGATTTTTATTTGGCGGTTCCGGATTTTCTTCTTACCTTTGCCCTCGGTTTACAGATGATAGTAGTCTATCCGGCAGGGCGACCGTTTCGCCTATGGCTTCTGGCCGCAGGCTTTTTTTATGCCTAATCGGGAAAAATATTTTTCCTAACTGGGAAAATATATTTTCCTAACTGGAGAAATAATTCTCGCAATAAATGGCGGCTGCATGAACCGTAGATTTGATAAGTCCTTCCGGATAAGTCATCATCTGTAAACCAACGGGGAATGCAGCCGCCACCCTTTTGTACAATCGGCTGTTAATGGTTTACAGATGATGCAATATGCAGAATTCTATTTTAATTAGTGATGCTCAGGTGCGCCCTGCAGGCATCAGCGTAGAGGAGGGCATGAAGGCCCTCAAGTGTGAAATCAGGAAGCTCGCTAAGACCAAGAGCGAGACCTTCTCCTACCTTTGCGAGGAGACGGTTACGTATGGCGAAGTAGCTATGACCATGGCAGGTTTCTTCGCCTTCATGGCAGCAGCTGTATTAGGTGGCTTTCTTATGGGAGGGGAGGTGATGTAGTTATGGCTAAGAAAAAGAAATCAGCCGTTGAGGAACGTCTGGCTGAATACAAGATGTTCTATCCCGACACCACGATTACCCGTATCGGAATCGAAAACAACCAAACAGTCTCTCACAAGGATGGTCTGGAGCTGAGCAAGATGGTATGCCACATGACGCATAGCGGCCTGCTGCAGTTTGTGATATCCAAGAACAGGATGTATATCTTCAAGTCGAGAGAGTTTCTGAAGGTGGCAGACGGTTTCAAGAAGGGAGCCAAGGTAAGGTTCCATGATCCCCGCACGCCCGATGACCACCGTGAGAGCGTAATTCTTGCCGACGGACTGCGCTATGATGGCGGCATTCCTTTCATCTGGACCGAGAACAGCGATGCCGACTGTTTCATGGAGTGCAACACCTTCGCGGTATATTGGCGCCCGGTAGAAGACAAGAAATAACTGTCTTTTTCGGGTTGGAGAAAAGTGAGTAATTTTGCAGTATAAATACTATCATTTATTGATTATGGATACAGACAGGCAAAATAACTACACAGGCTATCTAGGCTATTTATCATCTTGCGGGGCAACCTATCGCAAGATAGGGCTTGCGGCAAAATACGTCCTTATCTTCCTTGAGGAAGCTGACGAGATTAGCCGCAGGGGCTACCGGAGGTACAAGCAGGCTCATGCTTCAGAACTCTCCACCATGCCCGGTGCTACCGATGCCATCCTCGACTTTCTGTCGTTCATCGGTGTGGGCTACAGCCGGGCGAAGCGCAAGGTGAAATCGCTGGAGAAGAAAGAAGATATCTGTGCCCGGAACGAGAAGAAGGTGAACGAGTTCATCGAATGGCTGGACACAGAGTCGGACGCCAGCGAACGCACCCGTGAAACCTACCGTTGCAGCATCAGGAGTTTCTTTTCTTATGCCGACGAGTTCAACCAGGAAAACGTGAAGCGGTTTCTGAAGACGCTGGAAGAACAGAAGATGAAGCCCGCCACCATCAACAACCGCATGTGTGCCCTGGTGAAATACTCCAAGTTTGCGAAAAAGCCCATTTCCGTGAAAAGGGTGAAAACTCAGCGCAGGCTCTCTACAGACAATATACCTACGGAGAAGGAGTATCAGGCGCTGCTGGCTTATCTGAAGCAGAAACCCAACCGGGACCCTTACTACTGGCTGAGGATTCTTGCCACTACAGGCCTTCGCCTGCATGAGTTCATGAAGCTCTCGTGGGAGGATGTAGCCAATGGCGAGGTGGTTCTGAAGGGCAAGGGCAGCAAGTTCCGCCAGGTGTTTTTTCAGAAAAGCCTTCAGCAGGAGGTGAGGGAGTATATGAAGGAGACGGGCAAGACGGGTCATCTCTGCATAGGCAAGTATGGTCCCATGACCGACAGAGGTTTCTCTGAAGCCCTGAAGAGATGGGGTGACCATCTGGGCATAGCCCGGAGCAAGATGCACGCCCACGCCTTCCGCCACTTCTTTGCCAAGCAGTATCTCAAGAAGAACAAGGATGTGACGCAGCTTGCCGAACTCCTTGGCCATAATAGCTTAGACACAACAATGATTTATTTACAGAAAAGTCATGACGAACAAAAAAGAGACTTTAATAGAAATGTTACGTGGTAACATAGCGAACGTTCATGCAACTTGTGATTTATTCGAGGATGTGAGCATCTACGATGATACCGGCCATGTGGATTTATCCTTCTTTGAGGTAATGCTGAAGTTACTCAACGAAGTGAAATCTGCAGAGCTGTGTCTCACCCGAAAGCTAGCCTATCTGCTTGCTCCTGACTTCGCAGACGAAACCGAGGGCAAGTCTTCCGGCAAGCAGGACGGGAAGAAGCTGTCAGCAGAGGAAGTCCTCAAGCAATGTACGTTCAAGGACAATATACTCTATCTGCCCAATGTGCAGCTGAGCAAGAAGACCTATGCCGACGTAAAGCTCTGGATAGAGGAAGCCGGCGGCAAGTGGACGGGCGGCAAGGTGCAGGGCTTTAGCTTTGACTTCGATGCCACCCGAGTGGCAGGCATACTGATGGAGGGTAAGCGTTGCAATCTGGCCAAGGACTTCCAGTTCTTTGCCACGCCACCCGAGGTTGCCGACTGGCTGGTATCGCTGGCAGGCGATTTCAGTCCCGACTGTAAGGTTCTGGAGCCTAGTGCAGGAACAGGAGCCATCATCGATGCCATCCACAGGGTGCAGCCAGACGTGGTTGTAGATTGCTACGAGCTGATGCCGGAGAATAAGGAGAAGCTTTCCAAGCTGGATCATATCCGCCTGCTAGGCGACGACTTCACCCAGGCAGAGCACTCTTCGGAGTACGACCTGATAGTGGCCAACCCTCCCTTCTCGAAGAACCAGGACATCAGGCACGTGATGCAGATGTACCATGATCTCAAGCCCGGTGGAACCGTGGCAGCCATTACTTCCAGGCATTGGCAGCAGGCTTCGGAAAAGGCATGCAAGGATTTCCGCGCATTCCTGGAAGAAGTTTCCGCCCAGGTATACGAGATTGAGGAAGGCGCCTTCAAGAAGAGTGGTACGGGCGTGGGAACTATCGCTATCGTGATTAACAAGAAATGAGTGAAAAAATAGCCAAACATCACTCATATGTTTGTCCTTTGACGTAAAGCAAAGATTTCGTACCTTTGCAGCGTGAGAATTTTAACACAAAAAGAATTATGAGAAAAATTAAGAACAAACATCGCAAGCGCACGCATCTGCTTTACAAGGTAGTATTGAGAACGTCCTGGTTCCAGTACACCGGCCGTCAGATGGGTCCGAACAAGACCGAGACAATGTGCTGGCTCGACTACAACCGCAGAGGCAGAATCCGCTGCTACAACGACAGGAAAAATGACCGCGCCATCATCGTCTGGCTCGACGGCAGGTATTACTCAGCTCCTAATACGCGGGGCATATACCTGGAGAGAATCAGTATGAACATGGCAGAGTATAAACGATTAAATCAGAAATAAAATGAGTAACGAAAAAGATATCAAGACCGTAGACGGAGCAGTAGAAACTGCTACAGAGAAAATGACAACTGAGATATTCCATGCTCAGCTAGTAAAGAACACCGAGGCTATTAATAAGGAACGCGAGGAGTATGAGCATAAGCGCGCAGAACTTCAGCAGGACCTTGACGATCAGAAGACCTTCTGTCAAGGCGCCAACCGCGCGCTTCAGCAAGAAAAACTTGAGTTTAAAATGCATGTCAACGACAAGCAGAAAATATTCGAGCAGACAGAGTGCAACATCCGCGAAACCCTCAGCCGGGCGAACAAGGAATTCAATGAGAAGTATGCTAAACTGAAAAGCGAGCATTCTCTGAAAAACCTGCAACTTCAGAACGAGCGTCACAAGATTTTCGAGGCTTACCGCAATTCGGGGGGGCAAATCTTGCCGAAGACTCTCAGCAAATGTACCCGGAAGGATGGAGCCGGCCAAGGCCTAAAGATGGAGGAGTAGAATAATGGGACAGAAGAAAAAATATTCAGTTGGTATAGATAAAGTCTGCGAAGGTACCGATGCAGAACTTCATGGCGACCTGAAGTCATTCGGAACCGTCCAGAAGGTTACCAAAGAGCTATGCGAGTGGCAGGAACAGAGCGATAAGCGAGCCTTCTTTCTAATAACCGCCGACGTGAGTACGGATGGTAATCTCAACCTGGCTGTCGGCGGCGCCGGCGATGATAAGATGCTCGCTATCATGATGCATGGAGCTATGAATGCCAACGAGGACCTGCAGAAGGCTCTGTACACGGCTTGCAAATTGCAGGATGAGATTGATATAGATAACAATAGTAACAACTAATTTTTAAGCAGATTATGGAAAATCAGAATAAAAATGCTGCAGCTAAGGTTGCAGCCAACATCGAGGAAGAAAGAAAGCACCCTATCTTTGAGGAGTGCGAAGTGATGGTTGCCGGCAAGCCGGCACGTGAACACATGCTCAGCCTGAACGGCATGTACATCTCGGGCATTACCGATGAACAGCTCAAGGAGATGTTCGAGAAACTGGTCGAAGTGCTGTGGAACGAAAAAAGTAGTTTTCTAGTCTATCATGTAATAAAGTGACAAATAATTTAATTTAGTCAATTCTCTAACTAAGGATGGCTGCCCGTGAGGGTGGCCATTTTTTCTGGAGCATAAATTTGGTTTTTCAGAAAAAGTGGTGTATCTTTGCACCCGAGAATTAGTAACACATTAAAATATATAGATTATGTTAGATACTTTCTTTGGCTTCGTGCAGTTCGTGTCGTTCGTGATTGCGCTTGTTCTTGGACCGTTTGTTGTCGGCTCGAGGATGTTTGCAAAATGGCTTGTTTATCTGACTTTATGTACCATATTTACTCCTTTGTTTGGAATACTTATATACGTAAAGTTCTTCAGGTACTAGTCCTTTGCCATATACTCGCCTGTTATTATATTTGCATTGCTAATTAGTAATGTATAAAGAATATGGTAACAGACAGTCTTGTTAAAAAGAAATTTGTTCACGAGACTCTTCAGGAAGGTATCCTGAAGATATACTCCACACAGGAGAACGTGGTGCGCAGCAACTTCCAGCGCCGTACCGGAAGACTTCTCACCACGCTTTCCGCACACTCGTTCGACAGCCAGATTTCGGGCGAGAACCGCACCATCTTCGTGCGAATCCTTCCTTATCTCCGTTTCCTCGATATGCAATACCGCCAGCGCAACGACCGCATCAGCAAGTTCAAGCGCAGGAACCTTGCACTCTACAACCGTGTGGTATGGGGCGTGCTCTATCACGAGACGTTCCCTAAGCTCCGTTATGGCTTCACGGATGAGATACGCCAAGGCATCCGTCAGGAACTGGAAAAGTCACTCAACCCTCAAAAATCATAAGTTATGGCAAGTAAACATTTAACGGAAGACGAAATTCGCTACACCGTCGATGTGAAGGCGGCAGCAGCCCAAAAGGAAATATACCGGCTGGAGCAGCAGAGCAAGAAGCTGCGCTCCGAGAACAAGGCACGACTCAGCCAGATGATTCAGCTGGAGGCAGCTGGCAAGAAAGAGACTGATACCTACAAGAACCTCAAGAAGCAATATACCGAGACTGGTAAGGAAATTCGCAACCTTACCTCTCAGATAGGCGAGCAGACCAGTAAACTCAATGTGCTTGATATGACTATGAGTCAATTGAAGAAGCAGCAGAAAAGTTTGCAGAAGGAATTTGAAAACACCTCAAAAACGCTCAACCCAGAACTTTATGATATATTGGAGCAAAAGTTGCAAGAGGTAAGCAGTAGAATGGCTGAATTGAAACAGAACGCTAAAAGTTTTGGTGAACTTGCGGCTAGCGACCAAGCTAACGGAATGCTATATGGTAACATGATGACCAAGGCAGCAGAACTCTTTGGTAGTTACGCACAAGGTTTCAAAGATTCCGTCAAAGAACTTATTGATGGTGGCTTGGAGATGGCAGAAACCGCCGATGGTGTGACCAAGGCTTTCAAGGATATGGATCAGCCTGACCTCTTGGAGAATCTTCGCAAGGCAACCAAGAACACAGTCAACGATGTGCAGTTGATGACCGCAGCCGTGCAAGCCAAAGACTTCCGCATACCACTCGAAGACCTCGGTAAGTACTTGCAGTTTGCCCAGCTGAAGGCGCAGCAGACGGGTCAGTCGGTAGACTACATGACCAACAGCATCGTGACCGGTCTCGGCCGCAAATCTCCTCTGATCCTCGATAACCTGGGAATCTCTGCAGCAGAAATCTCGGAGAAGACCAAGGAGACGGGCGACTTCATGAAGGCTGTGGCAGAGATTGTGGATACCCAGCTTGCCGAGGCAGGAGAGACCTATATCAGCGCAGCCGACAGGGCAGCCCAGAAGACGGTAGAACTGCAGAACGCCCAGAAGGCTCTGGGAGACGAAATCCTCCCGCTCAAGGAACAATGGGATGATGCCTATGCAGATATGCAGCTGAACACCATCAGTCTCATTTCCTGGTGCGTAAAGCATCAGGGCGTGGTGAAGACGCTCGGTATTCTGCTCACAGCCTTCACGGTTGTAGCAATCGCCACCAGCAACGCCATCAAGACGAATATCGTTGTAACCAAGGGTGCTGCCGCAGCACAGCAGGCATGGAACGTAATCTGCGCTACCGGAACCGGACTTCTGAAACTGCTGCAGGCGGGTTTCCTCCTGCTTACAGGTAGGGTTACTCAGGCCAAGGCAGCATGGGCATCGATGAACACCACCATGAAGGCAAGCGTCTTCGGTCTGATCGCTGCAGGAGTAGCTCTGCTCGCCATGAAGCTCTGGGATATGAAGAAGGCAGCCGACGCGTCGACGCTGGCACAGAAGGCACTCAACAATATCAGGGCAGAGGCACAGAAACAGGTGGTGGAGGAAAAACTGAAACTGGAGAACCTGGTAAAGGTGGCGAAAGACGAGAAACTCTCCATGGACGAAAGATACAAGGCCGTGGACGCTCTCAACAAGATAGTTCCTCAATATAATGCTACCATCGACAAGACTACAAAGAAGTTTAAGGCATCGGATAAGGCTCTGAAGGCTTACATCAACAATCTGGTGAAACTCTATGAGGTACAGGGTGCTAAGAAGCAGATACAGAGTCTTGCCGAGCAGCGGGCCGAACTGGAGGTTAAACTTGCCGGCGCAAAGAAGAACCTTGCTGGCGCAAAATCAGCACAAGGTCAAGGTGTTTCTTATACCACATCCTGGGGTGCGGTAGGTAATACTCAGAGCGATGCAGTCGGTCACTTCCAGTCGCAGGTCAATTCGATATCGAATAGCATCAAACAACTCGATACGCAGATTCATACCATTACAGGCGCCTTCGGAAAGGGTATCATGACGCAGACCGTGGAGGAGTCGTCAGAGCCGGAAGTACCGGACAGCGGCATCGGAGGTGGTGGCGGAAAAGGGGGTGGCGGTCATACCGGAACCGTAAATACTACTACCACGCAGCCTAATCCTGACGATATCGCATCGAAGAGATTTTCAGAAAACCGACAGGCAGATATCGATGCAGCCAACCAGGACTATCAGCAGGACGTGAACAACTGGAACATGGCTCTCGCCCGGAAGCAGGTATCTCAGGAGAAGTACGACCTCGCCATGCAGGCTCTGAAGACTCAGCATACTGTCAACATTCTCGCCATCGAGACCTCCTACAGCGAGCAGTCGCAGAATATCGGAATTGCGGATGGCGCAAAGAAGAAAGCGCTCCAGGATAAACAGCAAGCGAACCTCCGGGCTGCAGAACAGGCTCATTTCGAGCAGCAGGTTTCGGTAGAACAGGCTTACCAGGATGCCCTGGCAAAGGTGATGGAGCAAGGGGAGACGCAGCAGGAACTGACCCTGGAGCAGCAACGCGACCAGAAACTGGAAGTACTGAGGGGATATTATCAGGCTGCGCTCAATATGGCCAAGCAGAACGGGGAAGATACTGTACAGCTGGAGAAGGCATATAAGGATATACAGACTCAGATAGAGAAGGAGTATATTACGAAACAAAAAGAACTGCTTGACGAACAGGATGACAAGAAGAAGCAGGCTAGGCAGGCTCTCGGTTTCGACCAGCAGAGCGAATACGACCGGCAACTGCAGCAACTGAAGCAGGCACTCGATAACCAGTATATCACTCAGCAGGAACATGAGGAGAGAGTGCAGCAGCTGAAGAGAGATTCCTTCATGAAGCAGGCTCAGTACTATACAAACCTCTTCAGTAATGCCGTGACTTCGCTGCAGAATGCCGAGATGGCGAACGTGGATGCCAAGTATGATGCAGAGATCAAGGCTGCCGAGGGCAATACCGCACTCCAGGAGAAACTGGAGAAGAAAAAAGCCAACGAGAAACTGAAGATACAGAAAAAGTATGCTGACGTAAACTTCGCCATGCAGGTAGCTCAGATTATCTCTAATACTGCAGTATCTATCATGAAGGCACTCGCCGATTTGGGACCTATTGCCGGACCTGTTGCTGCAGCCCTGATGGGTGTGACGGGTGCAGCTCAGTTGGTTGTGGCAAATGCAGAGCGCCAGAAGGTGAAGCGCATGACCCTCAACGGAAGCGCCAGCGGTTCTTCTTCGGTAGGTTCCCGTGTGGCAAGCGGACGCGAGAGTGGTGGACGTATCGATGTAGAGCGCGAGCAGGATGGCAAGCACTTCAACGCCGAATATGCACCAGGTAAGCGCGGGTACGTAGATCATCCTACCGTCATCGTGGGCGAGGGACCTAGAGGCAAGAGCAAGGAGTGGGTGGCATCGAATGCAGCCCTTGAGAACCCTACCATCGCTCCGCTCATTAACCTGATGGATGCAGCTCAGCGAGCCGGACAGATAAGAACCTTCGACATGAGCAAGTATCTGATGGCCATGCAGGGCAGGGCGCTGGGTGGTAGCATCGCCCGTCAGTCTGCCCGGATCAGTCCTGAAATCGCTCCGGGAGGGGCAGATTTTTACGTCCGGACGCAGGAATCTGCGCATCGTGACGCAGGAAACGCTACGTCGGGACGCAATAATGACGAGCTCCTGGAACTGCTCAGAGAGCTCAAGAGAGACGGAATTCGCTCGTTTGTTTCACTCTCGGATCTGGACGCTAAGCAGGAACTGAGAAACCAGGCGAGAAAGTTTGCTAAAAAATAAAATCTTCTGAACATGAAAATAACAAATCTGGATAAAGGAAAGGCCTACCAGCTTGGCGAAGACGCCAAGCTGGAGGTAGAACGTACCAACCCGTTCTTCAACGATTACGGGGAAACGACCTCCCCGCTGGATATTCCGGCAAGCGATTACAACCGCATGATACTGAACTATCCCGATACCTTCGGAATGAGAGACAAGATGGTGGCTACGAACGTAAGCATCGAAGACGGCGAGTATTTCGCCCAATGCCGACAGATAGTTCTCTCGGCACAGCATAAGGGAAACATCTCCTCTTCATTCTATATCAACGACGGATCCTTCTACTCGAAGATACAGAACATAAAGCTGAAGAGCATCTTCAAGGACGAGATGATACCCGGGTGCACAACCGTAGACGAGTGTATCGAGTTCTGCAAATCTCTCGTAGGTGGCAAAAACGAGAACTATGATATCTTCCCGGTTCTGCTTACTGATGACTCGGGTAGAGATACAGAGTACAACTACAAAATGCTGAACTGGGGATGGAATGCAGGTACTATGCGTACTGCCAGCTACTGGAGATATAAGGAAGGAGGCGGTTACGAATACGTAACAGCTCACGAGATGCGTACCTGGTCTCTGGGCGTTGACTCGCCGTATTTTGCGGGTGAATGGATGCTTACTGATCATGTAAACGAAATACCGATATCTCTGACGAAGGGATATTATATATCTCCTTTTATCCGTGCCAATTATTTGTTGAAGCGGATTTTCAAGCATTTCGGGTATGACCTCAAGGAGAATTTCTTCACCAAGACGGCTCCATTCAATAAGATGGTTGTCTTGAACAACGTGATAGACGTACTAGTGAATGGACATATCCGTGTCGAAGACCTTCTGCCAGACGTGTCGGTATCTGATTTTCTCTCAGTTTTTCGGAAAAAGTTCCTCTGCGAGTTCGTTTCTGATGAAGGAACTCATACTGCAGATATCATCTTCCTGAAAGATGCGATAGACAGTAAGCCGGTTGCGGATCTTACCCGCCAGATGACTGAAGAACCTACCTTATCTTATAAGGCTGCATCCGATTATAAACGTGTGGTACTGCGCCCGAAACACCAGGCAGATAGCGATACAGAAGACAGTTACGATGATATTAAGGATATGGTATCGAAAAATTCTGGCGCCTACTTTGATAGCGCAGACGGTTGCTTCTATAAGAAAGGTTATTCCGGCAACTACAGCGTGAAAGTAAAAATAGGTGGCTGTTCTCAGAGCTACGATTCTGGAGATGATGATATTGATACTCAAGATGTAGAAATACCAGAGATGATACCGGAGGTTCGTACGCTCCAGTATAGGGAAATCTTAGACGGGGAGACCGTGTCAAGAGACATGGACAGGCAACTGTATATCGGCGATTACGCTACGCTGAATTCATCGATGAAAGTTGCAACGGAAGACGGAGAAGAGGTAAGTGAATCGAATCCTACGTTGCCCGTCATGCTCGCCTTCCCTTACGTATCTTCAGATGGTATAGCTTGCGGAACCGTGACAGCATATGATACGCATCTATATTCAAATGTCGGGTTCGGCTCGCATCATCAGGGAGAGCAGACGCCAAGGAAGATATTCGATTACTCCCTGGTGTATAATGGTGAGGATGGTATCTATGAAAAGTTCTACCGGCAGTATGATCTCCTGCTCAGGAATTCACTCCAGGAACTCAAGGTAAAACTGCTCCTCTCCCAGTCGCAGAAGCAGAATCTTCCTTCTTACGCAAAGGTTGTGATCAGAGGTGTAAGTTTCTTCTTCAACAAACTGAAGTTCACTCTCGGAGGAAAGAGCGAACCAACGGAAAGCGAGCTCAGAACCATCGCTCTCACTACTCCTGTTAACGAGGCAGAGAGTCTGGAAGATATGATGCCGGCAATGACCTGCAAGTACCAGTGGCTTGGATTCGAAGAGACGGTAGAGGTTTCAGAGAATGACTATAAAAAATCAGGTAACGACCAGGACCGTACCTTCAAGATCATTTATCCTCCTCTCCCTTCAGCTGAGTATGTTGGCAAAAAATACGGCCTGCAGAAATCATACGTAAGCCAGAAAACCCGACACGCAACGATGTTCCGTCACAGCAAATGGGTATACCATTGTACGACCGTCTGGCTGGAATGCATACCGATTTCGTAGGATATTGTCCTTTGTTATATACCTGTATTATCTTAACTTTGCAATATAATCAAAGCAATTTTAAGATGATACAGGTTTTATTATATCCAGATGCTCTGAGCATGGTAGGCTCCATGAATGCCTTTGAGATATTCAGTACCTCGAAGGCTGATGTGGTTTTCGCTCTACGCTATAAAGGCTCAAGCGCAAACATCGTTCAGCACACTTATACGCCGAACGATAAGAACCGGATTACGTTATCCGTCAAGGATATCATCCTTCCTCTTCTCAGCTTTGAGGTAAAGGACAGTAGTGAACCTTATGCTCAGCCGAACATCATGAAATCCTTTGTGGCGACACTTTACGAGGTTGGCAGCGAAGGCAGCAAGAAGGAATTCACCTTCTCCGTGATACGTGCCGGTGTGGACAGACTCTCTGATTCGGCTACCAATTTTCTGAAAAACAATTTCCTCACCTGGCAGCCGCAGGTGAAGGCCGTAACCTATTATTCTCCGGAATTCCTTACCTATTACGCAACTGCCACCAGCGTGATGAAGTGCAAGGCATACATGTGGAATGGGACCGCCTACGAAGAGAAGGAAGTGGTACTGATGAACCATATGAATGCCGGAACCGTTTATACCGTGCCGGTACAATACGCCATTATCGCCAAGAAGATAGGCGGTTCTATCCAGCCATCTTATTACGATATCTGGGTAGAACAGGACGGGAAGCGGGTTACCTACGTACAACGCTACTATGCTAGCGACATGAAGAGCGAAGAAGAAGAGTGGTTCCTCTTCGAGAATTCGCTAGGAGGTGTAGACTGTTTCCGCGCCTACGGCAACAGCGAAAATACTGCAGAACATACCCACAATGTCGCAGAAATAGAGGAAGATTCAGAGGAATATCGCGTAGATACCACCCGCAAATTTAAGAAGAACACCGGTTTCCTGGACAAGAAGGAGCGCCTGTGGATGCTCGATTTCTTCCCGTCTCTGGGTAAGTATGTTTACCATGGCAATTCTCTTCGTAAGATAACCGTTATCGAGAGTGATGTGAACTATGAGGCGAAGGAACTGCCTTCGAACTATACCTTCACCTACAAATATTCAGATGCCCGTCCGTACCTGAACCTCACGAGGTCAGATGCCAGCGATTTCAAACAGATGGATATCCATCTACCCGAAATCGGAAATTTTACTATCGCCCCTCGCTTAGTTGAGTTTCCACGTCAGCTGCTGAGTGGAGGGGTGCTCTTCCCTGTTCAGGAGCCCTATTCAGAAACATGGGGTGTTACTACTGCAGACGCTCTCTTTAACTACTTTGCAAGTACTCTGACCGACCGATATAGTGGCGGAGGAGGTATTGGCCATCAGCATTTCAACATCGAAGTGCTGAACGGACTTTCTTATGATTACGGTTATATCCTGTACCAGGGCGACAGAATAAAGGCAGGTATGGCAGACGACTGCACTCCTGGAGGCGCACTCGAAAAGAAGATGCTGCGCAAGGATATAGACGATACGGCCAAAGGTAAGATCACCTTCGAGGATGTGATATCTCTGCTGAAAGGGTTGAAGATTGGAGACGGAAAGAGCCAGATAACTGGCGAGGGATTAGCGAAACTCTATGCCTTCATGACATACAATTTCGTTTCCGGGGCTTATGGTTCCGGCGCAAGTATCGATAATAATGGTGACGCAGAGATGAACAGCCTGTTCGTCCGTCAGTTTATCTCTGCTCCTAAGTTTGTCTTCAACGAAATCTCTGTAACCAAAGCGGAGCAATGGAATACCAACGGCTATGGAACCATCGAGAGTGTAGATACCGAGAAACACATCATCTCTCTTCATCTGGAGGGAAACGATTACGGATCTCTGCAGGTGGGTGACATCTGCCGCGGTATTTATGCCGATATAGATAACGCCCATGGTTCAGATAAAAATACCGAAGGCGCGTTGGATGATTGCAATTTCGTTCTGCATAAAGGTTTCTTCACTACTTACTTTTATGTGAAGAAAATCATCACTAGCGAGAAGGGCAAGTTCGTGTTTGAATATGGTAAACGTTCGGAGGCAACTCCGGATCCTTGTGCCTATATGGATTTTGCCCAATATGGTAGCTTTACTGATGACAAGCGCCAGAGCAGCATGTATTTCTCTTCGAGGGGAAACAGCTATATCGAGGTGCTGGATGGTGTATGCAACTGGGAGATATATACAGAGAACCGCGTATGTCGATACGGATGGCTCGGAGGACTGGCTATCAAGCGAAGAGACGGATCGTATATCCATCCTTCAGGCAATGGTATCTTCGTACAGGATAACGTATACTTCGGCGGCAACGTGGAGTATCTCGGTGATATTCTTGGGCTCGATGACCTGAAGAACGAGGCGAAGGCTTATGATGTGAGCCTTTCGCAGTATCAGAGTGTCATCACGGTAGATGATATGGGTAATGTCATTAATGGTCTCTATACTCAGGACGAGGGCAAGGCTACCAAGCAGTACCGCATCTCTACGGCCGTCTTCGTGCGCAAGGGTATGGATATCCTGCTTGAGGAAGATGAGCATAGCGAGAACGTGACAGAAGGCCATTATCGCTTGCATGTAGTAAGCGAGGACTGCGACGTAGAGGTGAAGAACTCTACCATTTTCATCAAGGGCGTCAAGAACATCAAGGATGGTGTTTCCGGAACTGCAGATGATACCAATTTCGATTACGCAGCTATGCGCAAAATGTCGGATGCGATGGTGACCATCGTCGTAGAACTGGAGGGAAAGACCTCGAAAACGGTGCAGATGCCTATCCGCATTCAGCACGACGGCCTTCCTTTTATGGTGTGCGATCTGAGCAACGAGAGTGCATCGGTGGCATGGAATACCAGAGCCGGTAAGTATATAGGTTTCCCTATCAAGACCAAGGTTTCCCTCATGTATCACAATGAACCATGGGAGATTTCCTCGCTCAATATCTCTACGGTGGCAGGCTTGAAGACTTCAATGAGTATTGATGGTAAGGCAAAGGTGATTACCGTTGATGCAGATAATCTTACTGCCGATACGCTCGACCAGGTTACGAAACTGGACATCACGGTTGTGGGCAAATATGCCGGAGCCAGCTACGAGTATACCCGAGAGCTTACCATTTTGAAATCGTCTGATACAGTAGTCTACGAGCTGATACCATCTGCCGATAGCGTGATTATAGACAATCAGGGCAATATGAGTGCAGAAAGTATCTCATGCGATATATGGGCAACGTCATCCGACGACAAGAGGTATAAGCTGACAGAATTACCGGCAGGGTATCATCTGAAGTATGGAACTGCTGATACTCCTGATACTAACATGGAAATAGGCGCAGAGGTATCTGTGCAGAGAAATGCCCGTCAGGTGGTGTTCGCTTTATACGATGCTTCCGGAAATGTACTGGATAAGGAAAGCGTTCCTGTACTCACCTGTGGAGCGGATGGCGATGGATATGAGTATATCTATTATCTCTCTGATCAGTCTGATTCGAGTTTCATTACACGGCCTTACCGTCGGCAGGGCGCCTTGCAGCCTGAGGGGTGGCAGGATGATCCGATGGAGCCGACTCGGGAAAAGCAGTATGTATATGTGGCATACAAGACGGGAGAGGTAGGAGCGGATGGCACTTTCTCTGAACCTAAGCTCTTCAACCGTTACCCGAAGAGCATTTCAAGCATTGAAACCTGGTATTATGCTGGAAATAGTTCTGAAGTAAACAGGGATCCGACCGAATTCAGAAAAAATGGCAGTAAAGACTTCAGCAAAATTACCTTTGATGACGTTACTCCGTGGCTGTGGATAATGAAAATCACATGGTTTACGGATGGAGACGAAATTATAACCTTTTCATGCGGAGGTTATAAAGCGAAGGATGGTGAGGATGGTAAGGATGGTAAGGATGGTAAGGATGGCGATGGTCTCATCGTAGGCTATCAGTCTTCAGCTTCAGAACCATCAGTTCTTCCTACCCCGAAAACGCTTGCCGACTATGATAAAGCGCAGGATGATATTGGCAGCGGCTGGACAAAGACGGCTCCAGCTACGGGAGGTAAGAGTATCGTGCTGGGTGGTAAGATTACAACAGATGAGATTATCGACCGGTACAACAGCAGTACTAGCGCATGGGGAACAGAAGAAAGTGAAATTCTGTTAGATGGTATCAAGCAGAAGAAAACTTTCTATAAGACTCCTTCCTCTCTTGGTGGCAACGGCAAGTGCATACGTCGTATTAAGGTTGTTAACCATTTCCGGGATAGCTATATCAGAGTGATGCTGAAGTCTTACTCTGAAGCCAACTATGACCTGGTATGTATCTCTCGTCTCTATCTGCCGTCTGAGGTTATCAATAGCGAGGGCAAGCAGATAAAGGAAGATAGCGAATATCTCAACAGATCGGAGCATGCCTATGTAGTAAGCGGCGACGGTCAGAGTCTTGTTGCCAAATTATCCATGCCTGATGCAGGAGAATATTATTTCTTCATCGGATATTTCAAAGATGGCGGCACAGACAGCTACGGCGACTATGGTCTCTTTGCCTGGCAATCGATGATAGCTCTTACTGAGAGTTTATGGCGGAGCGACGGAACCGTAGATGCTGTAGGCAACATAACCTGGAGCAAGGCGATGCCGATGCAGGCTGAAACCATCGTTATGGAGCGCGCCTATATCGCTACCACTAACGATACGGTGGCGCCAGCTAAGCCTTACCGTACAAATGGTATCCTTCAGGGAGGATGGACGGCAAAACGGCTGGCTGTATCGTCTACAAACCGGTTCATCTGGGAGTCTGTTCGTACAGGAAAACATGGTACTGACTCTGTTCAGGACGATTGGAGTCAGCCTGTTGTGGTAGCCAACTTTGCCGAAGCCGGAAAGATGGGTAAGAACGGCTGTATCGTCCGGAATTCCGAAGGATGGAAGAGCGGGACAACCTACCACAATGACTCTGCCATGACCCTGGAACAGAAGTATCTCGATCTGATATATATCGAGGATAGTAATGCTAACGATGGCTGGTCTGTCTACCAATGCAACGTTACGCATACGGCTACGGGCAGTTCCTTCGACCCTTCGGCAGTTGACTCTAACAACAATAAGTTATGGGTGAAACTGAGTGATGCCGGTCCGATGTATTGTCCTCTTATCGTGGGAAAGAATGCGGTTCTGAAGTTTGCCCAGGGCCAGCAGTTCAACCTGATGGAGGGCAATAATATCTTTGGCTCGTTCCGGTGGGTGAAGAATAATGCAGATTATGCGTTCTGGATTGGCGGTACTGAAGGCAGCACGGCTACCACTTCTATAACTAGAGGCGGTAAGCTGACAGCAAAGGATGCCGTGATTACAGGTACGATTCACGCAACTTCAGGAACTATTGGAGGTCTGAATATTACAGAAGCAGGGCTTAGTATTGGTACTTTTTATCAGAATGTTCTATATATGGGTACGGTACTGGAACAATCATCGTTCTGGAGTGGATACTATAATAATGGCTATGGAGAGGTATGCGTCGGTAAGGCTGCGTTAATAAATCCTTTTACAAAGTATTGGCAAACGACATGCGATATGTATGGAGATCGTGCATCTGGCCAGACAGGATCTTCTAATGTCGTTAATGCCACGATGATAGTTCGCAAACTTAGTAACGGATTGAACCTGAACAGCTCTGCCAGCGCAAGAAATCCTGTGAATAATCCTGCTTACGCAGCTTTACATGTTGATACAGACGAAGGCATCGGCATACGTAGCATTGGCGGTAATCTTCTGGGATGTATCGCGCAGAATGTGATTCGAACTGGTTCTGTGACGCAGAAAGAACAGACTGCTATTGATAACAATAGAGTAGGTATCCTGGTTATGGTTAACAGCAGCGAGGTGGACGTAAAACTTCCGAAGACTCCTATGGTGGGTCAGATGCTGATAGTCGTACAGGGTAATAGCAGGATATATTTCGACCCTGTTGTTTCAGGCAGAAGGCTATATTGCTGCGGCAAGATACATACAACCTCAGATAAGTTTTATTCTGATGATGTCGGGCAGTTTAATATTCTGATCTGGGATGGATATAATTGGCAATTGCAGTATATATATCATTAACAAAACATAAGAATATGAAGATAAATCTGGAAAGAGTAGAGGTCTTTACTGACCTCAGTAAGACACAATGCGCAGTAATGGATATGCGCAAGGAGATAGCTAACGTCATCTATGAGCGCGGGCAGGGATTAGCCTGCTCCGTGCTCGCCCATAAACTCTACGAAACGCAGGGCGAGGTGGAGATTGACGATAGCGAGAAGGAAATCATAAGTCGTGTAGCCGAGCAACTGCTTACCCCGGCTGCAGGCGAAGGAGTTATGAAGCAGATAAAACCAGAATAGTATTATGGCAGCAGTAAACATCAACGACGTAGCCAGCCAGCTGAATACGGCGTCTCGCCTAGTGGTGAGTACCGACTTCTTCTGGATCTACATGGCTAACGGCTCGCAGGCTAAGATACCTGCCGAGTTCGCAAGGGCTTATCTGATCGCAGGTATTAAGCCAGCAATCAACAGCAACGGCCATTGGGAGATAGGTGGCGAAGATCTCGGTGTAGTAGCCGAGGGAAAGACCCCTCAGTTTCGTGGCGGCACGATGGGTATCGAGGTGAGCTATGATAATGGCAAAACGTGGTCTCAGGTAGTAGCCTATACCGATATAGACCCAGACCTGGAAGCTCTTGCCGCGGCTTATACCAAGGTAACGCAGGGCGAAGCTGACCGAGTGAAGGCTGAAAATACTCGTAATAGCAACGAAACCGCACGTCAGAACGCCGAAACTACTCGCAATAATAACGAGACGGCACGCAAGACGGCAGAAACCAAGCGACAGCAGGATACCTCCGCCGCCATTACCAACTCAAAGACGCAGACCGACCTCGCTAAGGAAATGAACGATCATCCACCCAAAATGGGAAGCAACGGAAACTGGTGGCAATGGGACCTCTCCAAGCATGAATATGTCGATACGGGTGTCATTGCTCGAGGCGGCGCTATGTATCCGTCATTCCGCCAGCATCGTAACAAGTTACTTATGATTGATTACGGAAGCCATGTCGCAGAACATGTTGTCAAGCGTAGAAACAAGTTAGTCATTAAAGTTTAATAAATATATGGCAGATAATACAAATATCATTGTTGTTGGTAATGTCGCCTTCACCGATCAAGGTACCTGGAAGTCGGACTACTCATATGAAGAGGATGGACAGACTGTTAGGGGCTACGATGAAGGGGATATAGTTCATACATCTACAGGAGTCTATGCGTCACTGGAGGATGGTAACACAACAACTCCTTCGGATACAAACACCAAATGGCGCAGATGGCTCGATAAGACACCAACCATCAAGGCACAGAGTGCAGCCGACGATGCCAACAAGGCAGCAAATCTCGCTCAGAGTGCAGCCAATACTGCACAAGAGCAGGCTACAGCTGCAGCAGCACAAGCAGCTCTAGCAGAGACAAAGGCTACAGAGGCAGATGCTGCCGCCAAACGAGCCGATGCCAAGATTGCACAGATGGATGGATTGGCAGGTCAGATAGCCACAGGCTTCATCGCACCATCGCGTATGAACCTGACCTATCTCCCGGAGATAAGCCTACGCAACAAGGTGGCACAGCGCATCACAGCCCAACTCATACCGAGCTACCTCCCTCAGAGCGTGCTCTTCCAACGTGCCGAGGGCGACTCGCTGGTGGCAGACCCAAGCGGCAACCTCATCGTCAAGGGCGAGGGCACGACCAAGTTCTGGGTCATCCCAACAGCCAACACACCGCTTTGGCAAGAGGTGAGCATCACTATACACCAGCCACGCCTTCGCCTGTCGGCATCGGGAAAGCTACGCAAGGTGGGCTCATCATTACGCATCATTTAAATCACATTGTTTAATCAATTAAATACAGTTTAATTATGGCATTAACATCAGAAGAAGAGGCTAAGGTCAAGGCTATCATCGCAGCCTTCGACGGGGCGCAGCAGGTGGCAGACCTCCCTGCTGCCGACACTTCCTCGACAGACAAACAGATTGAGGTCTACGATAGAAAGACGGGCACGGCACAGCAGATGTCGCTCAAAGACGCTGTAGATATGGGACAGAATCTTTGGTGCGGGCGTGTCTGGAATCTAGACAACGCAACCCCTCAGGCAGCAACCTATGTGGGATCGCTTGAGCTCTTGAGAGAGCTGCCAATTCAGCTTGGTCTCGGTTGCTACCTGGTCAAGAATGACCATAGCCGCCGAAAACTCGACTCCAAAGATCATCACAAATATGCCACAGGAGAGGCTGCAAAGTTAGACGGATCAGAGGGACATTACCAGTGGGGATGGAACCGTAAGTTCTATCTGGTATTCAAGACCGTAGGCCGCTTGTTCTATATGAAGGTTGGACTTACTCCAATCAAAGGTGAATATAACTACACAATCCCTATCGGATCACGTTCTGCCTCTGGCCATGCCACTTTAGAGCGCAGCACAGGTCGTCTGGTTAGCTTCCTTAATACAGGCGCAGACTACAGAGGTGGCAATAACGATGCCACCCTCGACAACACCAACCGTTCGCTCCTCGGCAAGCCAGCCTGCAACCAAAATACAGAGTACTGGCGAGCTGCGGCCAGAAAGAACGGAACGGGGTGGCTCTGTTCCTCGATGCGCCACTTCGCCGTGACCGCTGCGCTCTTCGGGGTTATCTTCGGCACCCACTACGCACAGGCGGCAGTCAACACAGAGCGAGATGCAAACGGACTCTATCAGGGTGGTCTTGGTCCTGGCGTGACACAAAAAGACTGGAGTGCGTGGAATAGCTACAACGGCTGCCGCCCGCTCGTCCCGATGGATGCCGGTCTCGACCTGGGCGATAGCTGCGGAGAGACTACCGTCAATATACTCAACGATGACGGCTCTACCTGGTATGCGGCCAAGGTCAACTCCTTCTTCGGCCTTAAAAACTCTTACGGTCATCTCTGGTATCATATGGATGATGAGTTCGTAAGGGTCAACGAAGATACGACAGTCACCCACCTTGTAGCACCTTTCATCTATGGTTCATGGACTGTCGGTAATGCCACAGGAATGATTGCCTACAGCACATCCATCAAAAAAGGCGAAGGCTGGGCAACCATGCTCTCCATGGACAACCTGGAGAATTTTCCAACGGCCGTCGGAGGCAGCCAGACTACCTACTGGTGTGCTTATTATTGGAATACGTCCGGCGCAACAAGCGGTTTCCGTCTCTGCCTTCGTGGTGGTAGTGTTCACGATGGTGGTCCGTGCGGTCTTTCGGCGCTCTACGTTGACAATGATGTCTCGGATGCCGTCGTGAGCTGCGGCGCCGCCGAAGCACCCAGCGAGCTCTGCTCGCTTCAATAACCGCCTTTGGCGGTCGGCGATAAAAAATTTTAGAAAAAAGTTCTTTGACATACTTCCATACCGATTATTTTTAGTATCTTTGCAGCGGTATTCATAATAATACCAGGTTGTGACCCTAGGTGCTGGTTTCCGTCTCTGCCTTCGTGGTGGTAGTGTTAACAATGGTGGTCAATGCGGTCTTTCGACGCTCAACGATAACAATGATGTCTCGAATGCCAACGTGAACTACGGCGCCGCTCTCAACTTTAACATATCTCAATACGGGGTGTTTGCTCTCCGTTCGAGACAACAGGGTCAGACCTCGCCCCATGGCGAAACATACACATAGTTCATCTAGCTGGTAGATGATGACAATAGGGTCATCCGGTCGAAGGTTATAGGATAAAAAATAGCAGACAACAGACATTACACAGTTTCACACAATTACACAGACATTACACCGCTTATGAAAAGATTTGGTAACATTTCTCCACAAGTCGAGACAAATGACAATTTTCGTCGGGCTTTCTATAATTATGCCCGACAAAAGATGTCTCGCAGGGGTGTGCAGAAATTTGATGCCAATCTAGATCATAACATAGAGCGTATGCTTGAAGCATATGCAGCCCAGACTTGGCATACATCAGGGTATGTATCTAAGGATATAGAATACCCGAAGCATCGCCAGCTTAACAAGTTGCCAGTCATAGATCATGTCATGCAACACGCAGCCCTCAATCCTGTAGAGGATGATATACGTAACACCATCTACTACCATTGCCCTGCAGGCTCTAAGGGCAAGGGCACTCATTATTTCTACAATCTTATTAAGAGAGATATATTCAACTCTCCACAGCAAGATACATTTTATTGCCTTCCTATTGATATTCACCACTATTTTCAGTGTATAGATCACAACTTGCTCAAGAGTGAATATCGCCGCAAGATTAAAGACAGAAAACTCCTCTCCTTTATAGATGAGGTAGTTGACTCGTTCAACCCAGGAATCGTACTTGGAGTAAAACTAGCCCAGCTACTGGGACAGCTCTTTCTCGCCCGGTTCGACTATCTGGCACTCAGATGCTTCGATATCATCGACGACCCCGAAAAATTCCACTATTGGCAAGCTCGCTATGTGAGCGACATGCTTGTTACCTGTCGCACTCAGCAACAGGCTCAACTACTATGTGGGGGGGTCAGTTTTCTTAATGAGCGTTTCGAAAAGTTCTGCCGTCATGGGCTCCATCATTATTATCGTTTCATGGATAACATCTATATTCTCCATGAAGACAAAGTTTTCCTGCGTCTGATGGCGGAGTTAGCTGTCATGCACCTAGCTCGTGATTGGCATCTCTCAATAAACAAGTCGTGGGGAATCCATCGAACTTGCGATGGTATAGATTTTTGTGGACAGGTCATCTATGCCGACCACGCACTCTTGCGAAAACGGTTTAAGCATGATCTCTGCAAGCAGGTGGCTAATCTTCGCAAACATGGGTTTACACAAAGACAAATAGAGCTCAAGGCAGCTTCACGCCTTGGGTTAGGAATTCACGCCAATTCAAAAAACTTATATAAAAAAATCGGTATGGAAAGATTCGGAAAACTCGTTAAGGCTCGCAAATCTCGTGTGCCTTTCGAGGGAATGCAAAAATCACAGCAGCAGTCCATTGAGGACATTATCTGCCATGAGGGACAGGATGAGAACAAATTCCTCATCCAAGTGATTGATTACAAGGTTGACGACTCTGTCATAGAAAAAGAGGTCGTACAGGTAGAAGAGACCGCTGCCGATGGCAGCACTCATTTGGTCAGCAAAGAGATGCCTAAGAAACGTCTCTCACTGCGCTATCGTATCATCGACCATTTTGAAGGAGAGAGCGAGGTCTGGCAAACTGTAGAGCACTATCTATATACAGGTTCCAAGATTCTCATAGATCAAGCCCTAAATGACTTCTGTCGTGATGAACTTCCATTCTCCACCGTTGTCGCAGAACTGCACAACAAGTTTAAAAAGAAGTTTTATAAATTTACTTAACGATGAAAAAGGTATATTTATCTCGCAAAAGTTACGTCAGATTTGACGATGACCATTTCCTGCTTTACATTGGTGAGCAGAAAGTAGAAAACTATCATCCCGAGACTTCCGGTACTTCAGATACAAAATCTGAAGCTTCAGATTCGGGTAAAACCGCCTTCAGTTACGAAGGTGATGAAGCCGATGGTTCTACCAAGATTAAGGCAAAGTCTGCTACTTACGGTGATTTCACGGCAGGTTTGGTACGAACCAAATACAGCCAGAATCAGGTAGAGGCAATCTTGGCCAATCGAGGAGATGGAGATAAGAGCCACGAAGCAGAGTTCGATGCTTATCAGGCCTGGAGAATACAAGCTAAGCAGATAGCCCAAGAAGTTCTTGCAAGAGAACTCTAAACGTATCATAATACGAGATCGGGCTGAGGTAGCAGGTTTCTTTGATGTTTTTACATCATATGATATTCCAACGGAAAATGAAATTTCAAAAATGCTCGACGAAGGTTACGAACTTGAGATGTACATCATCGATGGGCGCATACATGTAGAGTGCTATCCGCGTGATTTGTAGGAAAGTAGGATTGTAGGAGAAAAATCTCCTACAATCATTATATTAAAATACGCCTTCATACCCTATAAGATCACGATTCGCTTCTTTGCAATCCTGAGGGGTGTAGATGTTTGTAACCTTCACTGACGAGTGTCTGGCTTGATCTCTTACCGTAAGTAGATCGGTTTTTGCTTTAATCATATTAGTGATTCCCGTATCCTTCAGGCTGTAGAATTTATAGAAATCACTTAATCCCAACGTCTTTTTTACATTGTCGACCCAAAATCTAGAGAATCTTTCAGCCAGTATCGGCGTCATTCCCGGGCGGAACTTTTTCCCGAAAAGATAGAAGTCGGGCGGCGCTGAAAAAATATCCAATTCTTCCATCAATGCGATGACATGATTCGGGATAGTAACGATGGCATCATGCCCATTTTTAGTATATGCGCCATTAAGAGTTAATGTCTTCTTTTCCCTAGATATATCCTTGATTTTCAGAAAAGTCATCTCGTGAGTACGAACAAACAAGTAGTGAAGGATATAACAGGCTAAAAGAAAGTGCTTATTCTCCTTCTCTAGATATGACTTAATTTGCAATAGTACGTCATTTGGTATGACACTTCGATTCTTCGGACCCAGTTTTGTGGAGGCGTTAACGCCTTCAGTCGGATCCTTCTGGACATACCCTCTCTCTATGAGATAGCCGGAAAACGATTTCAGCCAACCAATATAGTTATTTCTCGTTCGCAAGGTATTATTTCTTTCAACGAGAACGTAATCTAAAAAATCGCACACAAACTTCTTGTTAAATTGATAGATATAAGTAATCCTCTTATCTTTCTCTACCCACTTGAGCATAAACGACAATTTGCACTCGTAATTGCATTTGGTTCCAGGCTTTATACCACCTTCTTTAGTAATTTTGGCGAGATATGTTTTATATTTATCGCACACGTCACTAAATAAAGCATACTCCTCTGGGTATGACTCTTCGATCCATGGATTCCATCCGTCAAGAAGCTTCTGGGTAAGACGCTTAACGAGTTCTTCTCCGTAAGCTCTTTGATTTCGCTTTCCTTTAATATGGTTAAGCATAATCTTCTTCAGGCGCATTGTATTGATACAAGGATCGAATGCCTTGAAGGATACGTAGCATTCCGACGCCTGATGAAAAGCAGGGGGAGTCCATCCAATTATTTGCTGGATAGCCTGTTTACTTTCGCGATGAGACAATTTTTTTTTGGTCATTTCTCTAATTTTTTAGCGAAACGCCCTAGTTGATATTATATTAATAACACACGCAGAATTGAGGCATTATATAATATATGCTTCATGTAATCCGTTATATATAAAACGGACTCATCGAAGATATATTATATTATATAGCAATTTCTTCTTCAGCTTAAAAGGAATATCGAAACAAAGAGTGATAGTAGATTTTTAGTAAATCCAGCTAATCGACACCGACTTTGCACCGACCGCCCAAACTTAAAGTAGGTATTTTGGTCTGAAAACCACATGCTTACGGCATTTTTTGCAAAAAAGTTGATGTTTTGCTTAGTTTTTCGCTTGGCTCAACTGTATAGATAGTATATGAACAGAAAAAAGGACATAGAACAGTTATTCCGTCAGCATTACGCGAAGATGTACAATCTGGCCAGATGCATTCTTTCGGATGATGACGAGAGCAAGGATGTGGTGAGCGAAGTATTCGCCCAGATTCTTGCTGATGATGTGGTTCTGGTGCCTGGGAGTGAGGAAGGTTATCTGATGCGGAGCGTCCGCAACCGCTGTCTCAACCTGATAGCTCATAAGAGTGTGAAGGAAAGGGTGGCGAAGCTGCTGCTGGATGATTCCGACGTGATTCTCTCGGAAGAGACCGACGAGCGGCTCGACCGGCTGATGCTTCTCATCGAAGAGCTGGAACCGCCTATCCGACAACTTATTTTCCGTCTGCGCTATCTTCAGGAGAAATCTTATCAGGAGGTGGCTGATGAAGTGGGAGTGAGCAAGGTGACGGTATTCAACCATCTCTCGAAGGCGATGGACTGGATTAAGAAACAATTTAAATGAGCAAGACAATGACAAACATGAGTAAAGAAGAAAAGCGGATGATGCTCTTTGACATGCAGGAGCATCCCGAGAAATATACCGACGAGCAGGTGGAGCGCCTGCTTGACGATGAGGAAGTGAAGGAGTTCTTCCATGAACTGGCGATGGCGAGAATGGCTGGCAAGAAAGCCAATCCGAAGGACGTGGATGTGGATGGGGCTTGGAAGGAGTTTGTTCAGGCACATCATGAGGATAAGTTGGCGATGGATGCCGGCAGAGCCAAGGACGCTTATCGCAACCGGATGAAGATTGCTGCATCCATCGTTGGCATCATCTTCCTTTCGGGGGTAGCCTTGGCTGCGATTCACAATGGCTGGTTGGGGTTCCCGGCTTCTGATCAGACAGCGGATAACAAGGCTGCGACAGAACAGCTGGCAACAACCCAGGCGCTGCCGAATGACAGTCTTCGTGCTGCAACAGCAGAGAACAAGGATTCTCTTGATATGAAGCCGGTGGTGTTTGATGATGCAGAATTGGGAACCATCCTGGCTCAGTTATCCGGTTTCTATCATGTCAAGGTGGAGT